TCCATCAGCAAGTGTAGTCGGCTTTTCCAGCCCTTCGACCAGCTCGAAACTGTCCTTTTTTACCAGATGTGACATGTTATCACTCCCTTTTCTCAGAGTTTCGGAAAATCACCGCACCTAACACTTTTTCTTTCCTTTGGACTTTTTCTTTGCCATCTTTTATCCCTCCTCCCTCCCTTATCCGAGCAGAGCCGCCCATGTATCAGCACCGACAACACCGTCAGATTCCAGTCCTTTTTCCCGCTGGAATCTCTTTACGGCATACTCAGTATTTGAGCCGAACTCACCGTCAACACCTCCACAGAGGATATTGAACCTGAATGTCAGCAGAACCTGAATAGTCCTTACCTGTGCGCCCTTGTCGCCCTTCTGAATCTCAGTCAGTACCTCAGAGACGAACCGCCCGTAATACTCTTTTTCGAGCTTCACCGTCTCAGGGTCGTTGTCATCGGCCAGCAACTCATTGACCGGCAGCAGGGAATATGCCGGTCTGCCATATCCGGCGATTTTCTCATAGCTCCGAGGGTACGACTTGGTAAACACGCCGCCGCCATTATCCACAACACCGCTTGCGCCGCTGGTATTTCCCTCCACCGTGTAAACACGGTCAACGGTCACAGCGTAAACAAACCCTGTGTGATACAGCTCACCCTTGCTGGTCTGGAAAAATATCTGGTCGCCAATCTCAGGATTGGACTTATAAAAGCGTCCCGCCTCTTTGTAATAACCTGCCGCATAGGTGCAGCTTGCGCCGAGGGAATTATCCGGCTGGTATGTCATGTCCTTTGCCAGCTCCGCACCATAAGCCTGAACAAGGCACCAGTTAGGGAAGGTTGCACACCAGTACTGACCCTGCTTCCTGCCGTTGAAATATCCCTCTATAGCGTCAAGGTCTCTCGCATACTTGGTGTAATTATTCTTTCCGGCATTTCCCGTCTTGCTGTCAAGGTCGGTGTCGTCTCTCTTTTCGAGATACCCTACTTCCCCAAGGGCGATTTTGATAACTTTCAGCATTATACAGCCCTCCTACTCTTCGACTTCGGGCAGTCCCGTTGCAATGCTTGTCAGCATAGACAGAACGCCAGCCAGTGCCGCCGCTCCTGCTACAAAGCCCCATGAAACGTCTGTGACCGTCGCCGCACTTGTTCCAATCGTAGCAAGAGCCGTCTGTGCCATAGTCTTTACAGCCCGTATGCCTGCCGCTCTCAGGAACTCCGCCCACTTCTCAGTGCTCCAACTCTTCTGTGACTTCTGTCTTTTCATGATGATAAACCTCCTACTTTGAAACTTTTAAGGGTAGCAAATCAACCTCTTTCATCAGCGTGTCAAGGTCGCCATTGCCGCCCAAATCTTCATGATAACTGCGGTGCATACAGTGAAGAATCCGCCTATCATCGTAGTCTATTTCCCCGTCTCTTATGTACGCTTGCCCCAGATACCGAATACGGTCTAACATGTCATACTTCAAAGCCCTTTTGAGCTTTTCCATGTCCTTGTCCTTGTCCGTCTCGCTCTCAGCTTTGCGCTTTGCCTTCTCCCTCAGATACTCCCCCGCCTGATTTATCAGAGCGGCAAGTCCAGAACCGCCCATGATACCCAGAATTAACGTCTGTATAAAATCCATTGATGTGTCCCTCTACCAGTTGTCATTTTCGGCCTTTTGCTTGTCAAGCTCCATTTTCTCCCGCTTTAAATCCAGCGTGGACTGGTCATCATTCCGCCACGTCGGGTCGAGATTCTTCAAGAGCAGATGTATTGCCCCCGTGTCCGGCTGGGCATATTTTTTGTATTTTTCAATAACCTGTACTTCTTTCCCGTGTTCCTTGCGGATTGTCGTCCTTGTCTCCTCGTAGAAATAGCCTTTTGCCTTCTTTTTCAAAGAGGTTTTTAACTCTTCCACGAGGTGTTCACGTCCAGCCCGTAACACGTCTTTAAGCTCAGGGTATTGTTTTTTGTAATTTTCAAAGCTGGCAACTGAAACGCCTAATTTCTTAGCGATTTGCTCCTCATTCAGCGTTTCGTACCACTCTTTTATTTGCTCAAGATACGGCTTGACGTGCGTTTCATATTTGTTTTTACGTCCCACCGCCGCCGCTCCTTTTTATAAGCTCTATTTATTCCAATTATTCTATATAAACGACGCATTGACAGCCGGTTCGTTTACCCTCTCCATAAAGGCGTTGGGTGCAGTCATCCGGCACGGAACGTCACACATCGACATATCGGTATGAGCCGCCGCATACTTGGCAAGTATGTCATCATCAAAGATGTTACCGACAATCTCATAAGGCTTCTGACAGCAGTACATGACATTCCCTTTTTCATCCACCGCAATTTGCGCCCAATGTGCCACACATGTGTCAAACCGCTTGTGAAGCATTTCCCACTTGTAATTTAGAATCACACGGCTGTCCCGCTCACCCAGCAGGCGAATCATCTTCACCGCCTTGCCAGCGTTCAGCTTGTTTTCTGGAATCTCATAATATACGCCCCGTGTACTCTCCACAGGTCGAAAGACAATGTAGTCAACAGGCAGGTCGCAGTTTGCCTCGTAGCACTTGAGGACATCATCAGGGTGCGTGACTACAAACTGCAAGCCAAGGTTTGTGGTTGGACTGTGTACCCTTTTCCACTCAGCATAGGCAACAATGTTCTTTCTCACCCGCTCATATGCCCTGACCTTTCTCACAGCCTCGTAACTGTCCTCGTCGTAACCGTCAAACGATACTTTCAAATACTCAGGCTTGCAATATCTGAGCCGGTTGAGGTTGGTATTTATCCCGTAGGAAACGCCCCGCCGCTCCAAATAAGCAGTGATCTTGTCGAAGTCCTTATTTATAGTCGGCTCTCCACCGCCTGTCAGAATCACACCTTTAACACCCAGCTCTAACAGCCGCTCGACACGGTTTACAAAGTCCTCGAAACTGACCCCCACCGCATTGTCGTCAAGCTCCCATCGGTTGTAGACGCACCATCCGCATTTGTTATTACAGAAGTTCGTCAGGAACATATCGGCGGTAATAGGTCTAAAGTCACCCGCCACACGGTCAAGATGATGTAACAGCTTGTCCCCGCTTATCGGTTGCATTTTTCTTCCACCTCTCGTTGAGTATTTTCGGTACACAATGAACCCAGCTCACAACATGGTGGATTCGGATATGATTCTCACCGATCTGGGAAATCTTCACCGCAGACGGCATTGACATAACACTATAAAAGGATTTCATGTAGGTGCCGGTGTCCTTATACACGTCGGACATACCGCCAGCAAGGGACTGTGTAGGCTTCTGTACGATATTTGCCTTAGTACAGGTAAATAACAGCTCCCCACGGCTCCCAAGCGTCGTGTAGGTGGTTACGTCCTCATTCATCGTGCCTCTAAAGTCTATCGGTCTATCAGTCCGGCAGAAAAAGCTGTTCATGGCTTTACGTACAAGCCCCTCATAATACCGTGGATTGTGCTTACCCCCGATAAAATCCCCGCCTTGTGCGAGGCAGACCGTCAGGGCATTACTGTCAACCAGAAAATCGACCATTGCAGAAAACAGGTCATCAAGGGAACTACATGTGACGTGTGATAAAATACCGTTACGCAATATCCTGTAGTGCATGGCGGTGAAATCATCCTCCAACATCAAGAAGAATCTCAGCCCCATTTCGGCCGCCACATCAAACACAGCTCGTCGGGCGAATATGATTGCTTTCTTCTCGCCGGTCAGCTCCATTGTGTCGGTCTGCTCAAATACCGCCTGCTTGTCAAATATAACGACGTTTTCTGCTCCATATAGACGCTTGTACTCGTCCGCCGTCTCGTCCTCATTATCCAGCAGGAAAAAGAGCTTGCCGGTGTAGCCGCCTCTACTCAGAACACCCACAGTCGGTATATTGTTCGGTCGCCCGTGCGTCAGGATAAAAACAGCGAAGTCATCACGCATGTTTTTTCCACCTTTCAGACAGGATTTTCGGTACTGCCTTGTCCCATGTCTTGACCTTAATCCTAAAGCCCTTCGATTCAAACGGCTCTGCCATTGCACAGTCAGGGCGAACAATCACGGCTACAAAAGCCCTTGCAAACGGCGGCAGTTTTTTATAAAACTCCGTCATTCCGTTCCCCATCTTGTTATTTGCTATCGGCTCCGCCGTCAACATCGTTCCATTCAGCCCCAAAAACAGACTGCCACGCATTCCGCATGTCAGGGCTGTACACATATCCTCATTCATACTTGATATGAAGTCTATGCGCCTGTCAGTCATCAGGAAAAAAGCCTGATTGCACATTCTTGTTACACCGGCAATCCCTTTGGCATTCGCCCCGCCGCCTATATAGTCGCCCTGTGTCAGCAGGGAAACAGACACGATATTTTCATGCTCGAACATCTCCACAATTTGAGTAAACAGCTCGTCAAGGTTTTCAACCTTATATGATTTGAGCTTTTCCCCGTCAAAATGTCGGCAGTAAATACCCGAAAAGTCGTCATCAAATTCTGTAAAGTATTTCAGCCCGTTTTCAATCGCAATATCATAGCAGGCATTTCGGGCGTATAATATACCCTTCTGCTTGCCCTGAATCACACCGTCAGAGCTTTGGAAATAATCCTCTTTGCAGAATACCTCCACCCGCTCAAAACGAGCCTCATACTCTTCTTGCTGGTCGTCCTCGTCATCTATCACGACGATTATCTCCCCTGTATAGCCCTGCCGCCTGAGCATGTCATAGGTGGTCATTGTCTCAGCTCTACCATGTGAGCAAATCATAACCGCAAAATCATCCCGCATTTTCGTCCGCCTCTATCATCTTTTTAATTTTGTCGGACAGCTTTGTGTAGCCGTTCATAATAGCGTCGTTGTAGTCGATGATGACAAGTGCGCTTTTCTCCATAAGGTCTTGCATTTCTGGGCTTGCGGCGGCGTAATACTCAGCAACCTTCTTGTAGTTGAAAACAAGGTGACGCTGTGCAGCCATCTTCAAAAACCGCTTTTCCTCATAGCTCAATTCGGAGTTGTCAATCTCGTCTATAAGCTCCTTGGTTTTTGCCTCGTCTACCAGCTCAGGCAGGGCGGGAACGTCGCCGGTGATTTCATACTGAGGGACGTTTGTTTTCTCAGAGTACGGACTGTCGTCCTCGTCCTCGTCCTCATATTCATCCTCGACGAACTCAAAATCCCACATCTCCATGTCAATGTCGGAAATCTCTCTCAGCTCTCTTTCAAGCCGGTCAAAATCCCATTCAGCATATTCGTTGGTCTTGTTATCTACCAGCCGGAACGCCTTGATCTGCTCCTCGGTCATATCCTCAGCAAAGATGACCGGCACAGTGTAAAGCCCTTCCAGCTTCGCCGCCTCTCTCCTTGTATGCCCGGCAACAATCACCTTGTTTTTGTCAACAATAATCGGCACTCTGAATCCGAATTGCCTGATACTCTCTCTCACCTTCTCCACAGCCTTCGCATTTATACGAGGGTTGTTATCATAAGGGATTATTGAATCAATACCCATTTCGACTATTTTCATCGTGCCGCCTCCGCATATCTTAAATTTGCACCCACTATACACCCACTTTTCAAAACACACCATAGCGCATATATGCACAATGTCCTCTGGGACATCGTGGGCGTTTCTGCGGCATTGCGGCAGAGTGGGAATAAAAACACCCAAGCAAAACAAAAGCCCCGCACAGGCTTTTGTAGCACTTGTGCAGGGCTTTTATATTATTTGTTCTATTTGAATGAGGTGACGTTTTGATCCGGCAACGCCAGCCATTTTAGAACCTCGACATCGGTGTCGAATCTTTTACCGTCAAACCATGCCACTTTCGTGGGGGTGACTAATCTCGTCATCGTTTCGCCGCCGTAGCTCCCTACCTCGTAGCCTGAGTATGTGGAGACTACGCACCAACACGGCGCGTCGGGCAGAATGTCAGCGTCTCGCCAGTTGGCGAAAAAACCGTGTTTCCCTTTCTTGCAAAATTCCGTGTCATTTGGGTGGGGCATTGGCAACCACTCACGGCAACTGTTCCACTCATTCCCATAAGAATTGTGGTAGAGACAGGGTTTGCCGTTTGCCTCCTTGACAATGTAATTCAGTGTTGTGACATCGCCACTCGCCCCCGTCTGCCATGCCCACGGTTTTGACCGTTGGATTTGGGAAATGAGACTGATGATCTCCTCCACTAAGTGGGCGGAAGCGTGTCTGGGACTTTCCACTCCCATAACAGTGAACCGCTCGGCAATGTCAAAGCGGCTTTTTGGGTTATAACCAGCCGTCATAGTATAGCCCCGACCATCCCAGCGGAAAGTGACGCTTATTTGTGCGTCATAAATAGGGACTTTTATCATGTCTCTATAAATGACGGTAGAGCAACCCTCACCGCCTGAGCGATAATCCCCGTAGTGCTGTGCCATAGCACCCTCGTACTCTGGCGGTACGTCTATATGACCGGGGAACACCGCCAGCGGCATTTCCTTATATGTTGTTCGGAAGGTGTACTGGGCGTGTTTAGTAACAAACTCGCTCACAGGGGTATTGTTGGTGTTTAAATTCATGGTTATGTTCTCCTTTCATCTTCCCGCCCATTATCGGGCGGGTCTGTATATCTTGTGTAGCCTCTTGTATTCTTCCATAG